GCACACTGATTATGTGTTCTTGGCGGATCTAAATGACTTCATTGTTGCAATGGATGGAACCCCACAAGAAGTCCCTGAATTCGATCGCCCTTGGAGAAAACAGCTTCAACAGATTCTGTTGGACTCCGGGCTCGCCTGGCAGAAGGCCCAAGTCTACGCTAATCACAGCTTCCCTGAAGACAACATCACCTTAGACCAGCTTGCCATGAATATTTTGAATGGGGAAGGAATCCATGTGACACACTTTCAAACAAACCAAACAAACAATTAAATGATTGAAAAAGAAGAAAAAGGAGTGGGTGGCCCAACCGGCCGGATAAGCTAAGTGATGTCAAGATAACGCTGGCTGTACCAAACTGATTCAAAAGAAGGAGGTAATAGGTTGACCAGAGTGGCATAGTCATCGTTCATGATGGCAAGTTCACAAGCAATCTGGACGTCGGGCGGGATAGAGTATAAATCTTGCATGAGCAAGCGGGCAGAAAGTGGAGGACAAAAAACAGGAATGGAGGATTCCTGACGGTTGAAGTCGGGCAAGGCATCATGATAAGAATCAAGGACTTCGCGGGCGTCAAAACCACGCGTGAGCTGCAAAGCGCGCCGAGCTAAGGCACCGACTATGGGACACTGAGGTGTCTCGTAGCAGGCTGACAAAGCTTTGGCACGCAGCAACTCCTGCATGATCTTGGGTCCAGCTTGAATGAATGAGCCTGTCCAACCAAAACCTGACAGGAAGGGACGAGGGTCACGAATAACGTTGCCATCTGCGCTAAAAACAAGACCACAGAAGGCAGCGCGGCAAACCGAGTTTTCAAATCGCTGACCATTGTTGACAGACAAATCTTGAATCTTAATAGTAAAACCAAGGTTAGCGAAATGAGTAGCAGTCAAGATGGCGTCAGTAACAAAAACACCATCGTCACCTTCAACGTAACCGTCAAAGTAGGTACCATAACGTTGGCACAGGAACATGGCCAGCATCAAATTCGTAAAGCCGTTGCCTAAGGATGTACACACGTCGCCAGACATGCGTCGACCTTGGACACGAGCTTTACAACCAGTTCTAGTGCGCATGTTATTGTTACCTGCAATAACAGTTGCGATGAGGTGAGCGTCTCGGTGCCATGATATACAATGTTCATATAAAAGACATTCAATGTGCAACAAAACAGACGGGGTAAAATGGGATTCGAAAGCGGTGTAATCAGTCAGATAAGCATGACGACCAGGCGTAACTTGTTGTTGGAGCTTACTGATAAGACTAGACCGTTCGGGCACGGGAACATGCTTAACAAATGGGGAATGTGACAAACCAAAAGGGTGTGAATAAACAACTTTCTCAATAGCAGCAATGAAAGGGCCGAGGTAAACTTTAGCTCGATCGCAGCGCGAGTTGATCATACGCGCGTGCTTGAATTTGGGATAATCTTCGAGCTTAACAAAAGTGTCTATGTGAGAAAGAACGCGAGCGGGCGGCCGGGCACCAAAATTTTCAGCGTCAGCACGGTAAAAGCGATCCTTATGAGCCTGATTGAAGTTCTTGCGGGACTCAATGTATTCAGGAACAGTCATAGGGACAGCTAAAGGGACCGTGGCGACAATGCGGGAAACAAAGTTGCACAACCGAGCGAACTCGTATGGGTCAGGATGGGGAAGAACACGCAACAAACGGGCACGAAAAGCACACTCTATTGTATATGGGTCGTTCCGGTCTAACGAGATGGGAGCATAGCCTGGTATAGAGCAATGTAGCAATTTGCGAAAATTGCGAACACGATTCCGCCTAATGCCAGGGACAGCCACTGTTGCACCACGTGCAAGGGGTAATGACGTAAGGCCGAGCTCGTCAGCACGAGCTCCAGTAGCGAATACTTTGGCTGCCGTGGTATAGGGGTCGTGGATATAGGGTTCAAACCAGTATACCCATTTGTTAGACCGGCGCCCTGAAAAATTTGGCTTTCCAGGACAACAGTACAGGCAAGGACGGAGTCTTCAATCCAGACGCCAGCGTTAGCGTCAGTCATAGGAAAAGAAGCTATGGTGTTAATGCGCGACTTGACATTTGACAAAAAGGTCTGCATAGAAGTTTCTTTTGGAGTCGCGGTCATAACACACTGCACAAGATGAGGAACATACGCGAAGCAACCTTTCACGTAAAAGCTGGTGGTAGCAAAGTACTTCAGCAATACGATCGTATATACAGCCCAAAAGGCCAGCTGAAATGCACCGACGGTGGCATAATCAATTGCAGCAATAGATTGCCAACCG